ATCAATTAACAATTCCAAAAGTAGGACAGATGGATGCTGAGGACTTAGTAGAGGGTGTTGATATGGTTGATAGTGAGGACATTGATGTCTCCACAGTTACAGCCACAACAGCTGAAGTAGGTCTAAAGGTAATCATAACTGATACTTTGGTACAACAAAACAACGAAGATGTATTTAGAATCATTGGTCGCCAGATGGGTGACGCAATGGCTCGAAAGAAAGACACAGACATCATTGCTTTATTTGCAGGTTTTTCAACAGCACTAGGTGCTAATGATAGAAATCTATTACTAAGTAATGCTTCTGCAATTATTGCAAATGCAAAAGCAGAAAAATTTGGTAATGATATTTTTGTAGTACATCACCCAAATGCTATTTGGAAATTAGCATCTAGCATTGGTAACACGTTAGCAACATATCCACTACCTGACGCATTCAATAACCCAGCAGTAAGCGATTACTATACTGGTGTTAAGATTGCAGGAGTACCTTTCTTTGAAGATGGTAACATTGCTGTTATCTCAGGATCTGATTCTGGTTATGGATTTATTGGTGACCGAACTGCAATGGGACACCTTGCTGCTAGAGAAAGAAGAGAGGAAAGAGATAGAGATATTTCTTTGCGAGCTTTTGAAGTAGTAATAACAGAGGACTATGCAGTATTTGAAGTAGATGACTCTAAGGGTGCATCTGCTAGATACGAAATCGGTAACCCAGCTACTAACAATACATAATAAAAAATAATTCAGGAGGACTTTATGGTTAGAAACGCAACAATGAGTATGTCAGTAGGGGGAGTAAAAAAAATAACCCTATGGAAAGAATCAATAGTAGATGGAAAACCAAAGTGGGAAGAACATCCTAACTTACCAATTACATTTCTTGATGTATACTTGAAACGTGGATTTCGTAAAAGTCCTCCTGAAGTTAAAGAAACAAAATCTAAAACTTCAGAGAAAAGCGATGTAAAGATTACCGAGTCGCTTAAAGTCGGTGATCGCTGGGAAAAATAAAACCAGTTAAACTAGGAAAAACAGAAAGAGAGTTTCAATATGTCTTTTCCAGGAACAGTAAATGGTAGTCCAGGTTTTGAAAAATCTGTAACTACTACACAAAAACATAGGCTAGGTACTAAAATGGAATTTGCAGATGGCAGAGCATTTTTTTACAGCAAAGCTGCTGAAGCAATAACTTGTGGTCAAGTTACCATGGGAACACAAACAGCAACAGATCATATTGTAGATTTGGCTGTAGCTGCTGCAGTTGCAGTAGGTGAAAGAAGAATAACTGTTACTAATGGTGGTTCAACTGCTATTACTGGTAGTGGTAAATTTACTGGTGACTTTGCAACACGAGGTGATTATGTAGATGGTTATTTATTTGTAAATGATGAAGCTGGTGAAGGTCAGGTTTTTACAATTAAAGACCATTCATCTGCAGCAACAGGAGCAACTATAACTATTGATCTATATGAGAACGACTCAGTTAGAACAGCTCTTACTACTTCATCACAAGTAGGACTTCACAAACCAGTTGGTCATTCTGTAGAAATATGGGATGCTTCAGATATTGATTCTATAGTTACAGGTGTACCAGCTTGTAATGTAGCATCAGGTTCTTACTTCTGGAATCAGGTCAAAGGACCAGCTGCAGTACAAAGTGCAGCAAGTATGGTACTTGGTAATGAAGCTTATACAGAAGCTGATGGAAGGGTTGGACCTTCTGCTGACAATAACTCAGTTGAAGTTAGAGTAGGTGTTGTATTAGCACCTGCTGGTGGTGCTGGCGAACATTCTTTGGTTGACTTACAAATCAGAGGTTAATAAGACTTAACTTACTAACACCCCCCTTTAAGGGGGGGGTGTTAGTTACAACATAGAGGAATTAAAATGGCTAAGAGACAAATATATTTACCAGTATCAGAAGGTATGAGGCGTGGTTTGAAACAGGTTGGTTCTTCTAAAGATGTATCTAGGATTTTAGGATCTGCTGAAGAAGAGACTTTTCATGTTGGACCACAAAATAAACCTGTGTATATACCAGGTGCAAGTAGATTAACTGGTGGTCAGCTTCAAGAGTTGTTGCATAAACAAACAGAGATAGCAGAGAAAGAAGCAAAGCAACAAGCAAAGAATCAGCCAAAAGAAGTTTCTAAAGCAAAACTAGATGATTTAAAAGGGGCGATGAAATCTATAGCTGAATGGCGTAGACAAAGAAGAAACACAAGGTAGGTAATTGTGGCTGCTATACAAAGTAGAACTAGAGAACAAATAAGAAGAGCTGTTGCTGCTAACTTAGACCAGCTACCATCTGGTATTGTTACTGGTAATGGTAGTACGACTACATTATTAGATACAACTTTAATTGGTGGAGATGACGAGTACAATGGTGGGTGGTTAGTATTTACTTCAGGAACAAATGATGGACTTATAAGGCGTGTCACAGACTACACAAGTAGTACAGGTACATTTACATTTACCCCTGCTGCCTCTGCAAGCACAGCGACCAACGACACATATGAATTTTGGAGATCAGAGTTTCCTCCTGCAAGAATACACGAACTAATAAACGAATCTATAATACAAAGAACACCTAGGGGTTTAATACATGATGAAGACATAAGTAATCATGGTCACAGGAATGACAGTAGATATAGTGTTCCATCAGATATGATTGCAGTTTCAGCGATTGATTATAGATATGCTTATGATTCAGAACAAATACAAGATGCAAATGTAGTATGGTCAGAAGTAGTTGATGGTAATGTAACACTTACTCTTGATACAGAAGATTTTAAAGCACACAATGGTGCGTTGAGAATACAAACAAATACAGGTGGTGGATCGGTATCATCTGGTGATGTATTAGCAGCTCAAGCTATAACTAGCACAGACTTACGAGGCATGAATGCAGTAGAATTTTTTTTCAAGTCAACAACTGCAACAAGTGCTGGTGATTACACGTTGAACTTAAGTAGTTCATCAAGTCTAGGAACTATTAGGGAAACACTAAGTATTCCTGCTGTATCTGCTAGGACTTGGACATATTGTAGAGTTAGTTTAGCTAATCCAGAATTAGATGGTGCTATTATTTCTGTAGGTATAAAAACTACTAGTACAGCAACAAGATATATACATATCAACGACATCAAAGCAGTAAACACAGAGTCTGCCGTATTCAATAGATTATGGTCAGGTTCATACAGAATAGACAGGGAAGGTAGAGAAGTATTTCTTACTGAGCAGGCAAGAAAAGAAGTAGGTTACAGTTTGATAAGAATGGTTGGTTACAGATTACCAGTCTTGTTGAATGCAGATGCTACTGCTTGTGAAATAGATCCATCACTTGTAACTGCAAGAGCAACAAGTAAAGCGTTGTTTACTTTGGCTAGAGGAAGTGTAACTGATCCTGATGATAATGATAGACGAGCTGCGTATTTTGAAGGAGTGGCATCGCAGTCAGAACAATCTTTACCGATATTAAAACCTGGCACTAAGATGGTGGACTAATGGCATCAGTAGTAAACAAAAACGAAATATTATTAAACAGTCAAAGATATAAAATAACAGGACCAGTTCGTAAGACGTTAGTCAGTATTGCAGCACCTAGATTTACTATTGGTGATACACAAAGAGGTGCTGATCCAAGAGCATCTATACTTACACAAAACGATTTTAGAGGAGGTATAGGTTGGGAAAGAGGATTAGATCCAGGCACAATAGATAGAGTATGGTGGTCAACTTGTCAGACTAGGTACAAAGGTCACTTGTTGATGCCAAGAAAACTAAATGCAGCTACTTCTGCTTTATCTGATGGTACTGCAATATCAGGTGCAGTAAAATGTATTATTGGTTTTCAAAGTTCTGCTGCTTCTAGTGAAGAAATATATGCAATCTTTGGGGATAACAAAGTTTATAAATACAATGATGCAAGTGATAACTTTGGAGCTGCTGCATTGAATAGTGATACAGCACTTACTAATCCTACTGAAGAGGCTATTGTCTTTAGAGATTCTACAGCATCTTATTTAATATTTGCTAGAGGAGATTCTGGATATTCATATTCAACAAATGGTAGTGCATTTACAAACAAAGATGCTTCTACTGATGTAAAAAATAAAGTAGCGTTCTTTACAATATGGCATGGACAATTGTGGGGTATAAAGAAAGATGGAACATTATTGCAATGGGCATCTGGACCAACTGCACTTGCTACTCCAAAAGCACAACTACCATTACCAGATGATTCAGTAACAGGTTTATTAGTATATCGAGATGCAGCTGGTAGTCCAATTATATATGCAACAACTAAGGTTGGATTATGGGCATATGATGAAACAAATAATAGATGGGAAGAGACAGAACTTCGTGTACCATTCCATGAAGCAGGTGGTAAGGGTGCTATAGTTTGGAGAGACTCAATATATTTCCCAGCAGGTAATGCTTTGTATAGATACCAAACAGGTTCAAATACAGCAGTTGTGAGTTTGGTTGGCTTTGATAGAGACCATGGATTACCATCAGGATATGCTGGGGAAATAACAAAACTTATAGGTACTCACAATGATTTATTAGTTCTTTTGAATGGTGATATTACACAAGAGTATTCTATTTTTCCAACTGGTAGGCAGTCATCAGGTATTGGTGGTACATCTCCAGTAGTATCAGGTAAGGGCAAATCTGCTGTATTAGGTTGGAATGAAGGAGCATGGGAAGTCTTATGGGCAGGGGAAAATAACTTGCCACTTACATCAGGTCATGTAGGTTCTGCATACAATAAATACAGATTGTGGTTTGGTTTTGGTAGTGTTGTTTACTGGATAAAACTGCAAACAGATATTATAAATCCAGATCAAATAGAAGACTTCCAATACGATACTGGTGGTGGAACTATGGAAACACCATACTTTGATGGAGGAGATGCTGCAGGTAACAAGACTGCTGTGTCACTACGAGCCATAACAAGTAACTGTTCTACGAATGTTAACATCCAGGTAGAATATGCTACAGATTTTAATGAGTCATATACAAGTATGGGAACTATTACAACTAATGGAGTTACAACTTATACATTTGGATCTGGTGCAGGTGTAGAGTTTTCTTCAATAAAGTTTAGGATTACTATGTCTACAAATAACTCGGCAAGTAGTCCTGACTTGAACTTATTGGAATTAAGATTCAGAGAAAAGATTCCTCCTAAGTTTGGGTTTAGTGTAAACATAGACGCATCTAAATCATTTGCTGGGAAAACAGTAAAAGAACAAATAGATAATATAACCACAGTTATAAATACTAATACGTTAGTAGCGTTTACCTATAAAGACAATGACTCAGATAGAACTTATAATGTAGACTTAGTAGCAGCATCTGGCTTTGAGTATACTGGTTTGGATGAGAGAGGACAGATGCAATTGCAGTTAGTTGAGTTATAATGGCAACAAGTATCGCAGAAATACCAACACCTGAATGGTGGGTAGGAAGTGGACCAGAATACCTTTGTTGGCAAGCTCTGCTAAAATTAGGGTTGAAGCCTGATATAGATTTTCAGTATCAGTCTCAACTAGCAGGTGGGAGACAGGACAAAGGGGGTAGGGTTATAGATTTCTTAATCTTTAATCCACCAAATATAGCAATAAATGTTCAAGGAGTGTATTATCACTACGAGAAAGGAGCAGCTGTAAGACAGTCTGACATATTGACAAGAGCGTTCATGGCAGCAGAAGGCATCAATCTTATATTCATTGATGAAGATGATTTGATAGATGATCCAAGAAGGATAGTAGCTGATGCTCTAGCAGGTATAGATAGATCGAGAGCTGGAAGATAAATTATGGCAATGACATTAACAGGGTTTGTATTTGACTCTTCAGGAAACGCAGTTTCTGGAGCAACAGTACAAGGTTATGTAAGTGCAGACAACGCAACTACTACAGCTGAAAGTGCAACAACTACAGACTCAAATGGTAAATGGAGTATAACTACTTCAACTGCAGCACGAATACCAATGGATGTAAAGATTACATTCGGTGATAGTGTACGTTGGTTGAAAGCAGGAGATAGTATAAACGTCTCTAAACTTACACTAACAGATACTCTAACTGTTGGTGAAGATGACCTAGGATTTGATGTAACTTTCCATGGTGCTTCAGCAGGAGCTGCTATGATCTATGACGCATCAGAAGATACTCTTGAAATCAGAGGACCTTCGGCTGATGCAACTACAAGCACAGGTAAACTACTACTAACAACTGCGTTAACAGATGTAAATGCCAATGATGTACTAGGTGATATAACATTTAAAGCTCCCTTAGAAGCTGGTGGAACAGATGCCATAACTGCTGCTGCCTCTATAAAAGCTATTGCTCAGGGTACATTTAGTGCATCAGTAAATTCAACAGATCTTATTTTTTACACAGGACATTCAGAAGCTGCAACCGAAAAGTTTAGATTTACCAGTCAAGGTGAACTAGGAGTAGGTGGAACTAACTATGGTTCTAGTGGAGATGTACTAACATCTGGTGGTGCAGGTGCAGCTCCAACTTGGGAAACACCAACAGCAGGTGACATAACAGGTATTACAGCAGGAGATGGTTTATCAGGAACAACAACATCTGGTAATGCTTCTTTGGCAGTAGATCTGGGTACAAATTCTGGACTAGAATTTTCTAGTAACAAACTACAGATAGCTAAAGGTATTAGTCAACATGATGTGGCTCAGTTTACTTCAGGTGTAGCTGACGATGACTTCCTTAGAGTTGATGGAACTGTAATAGAAGGTAGAAGTGCATCAGAAGTATTGTCAGATATAGGTGGACAGGCAACTTTAACTTTTGGAATTTCAAACACTAACGCTGTAAAGATTGATTCAGCATCAGTAGCTGACGATGAGTATGCTAGGTTTACTGCTAATGGATTAGAAAGTAGATCAACTTCTGAAGTGTTATCAGATATTAGTGCAGCTCCAGCAGCTGGTGATGGAAATATACTAACAGTAGGTGCATTAGATAGTGGTAGCATAACATCTGGTTTTACTTCTATAGATGTAGGTTCAGGAGCTATTACTACTACTGGAACTGTTTCTGGTGGAATTGTAGATGTAGCACAAGAAGCACACTTAGACTCATCTCCAGCAGATGAAACTGTATCAGGTATTACTGCAACATTTACAGCAGGGGAAGCATTGGAAAGAGGAGAAGTAGTTTACTTCAAAGCATCAGATTCTAAAATGCACAAAGCTGTAGCATCAGCAGCTGGTACAATGCCAGCAGTTGCAATGGCTGCTGCCGATATAAGTGCAGATGCAACAGGTAAATTTTTATTGTATGGATTTATAGCAGACAATGGAACATTCCCTTCTTATACAGTTGGTGCAAAAATTTATGCACCTGAAGCTGAAACAAGTTCTCAAAATGTTCCAGAAGAAACTGCACCAGATTCAGATGGTGATTTTGTACAAGTAGTTGGTTATGCAGTAACAGCCAATAGTTTATTTTTTAATCCAAGTAATGATGTAATAGAACACGCATAATATGGCAATAGAGAAATTAAATACAATAGCAGTAACTAGCATTGAAAAAGTAAATGATAAAACAGATGCTAATATTGAAAGCATTAATGGAATTACTTTTGCTGGTTACTCTGCCCTGTCTTGGGGTACTGCTACTTCTATTGCTACTGCAACTCAACAGATGACATCTGCTGGCACTACATCTGCATCATTAATAATGGGTGGATATAATGGAAGTTCCCAAGAAGATGCTAGTCAAGAATGGAATGGTAGTTCATGGTCAGCAGGTGGAGATTTAGCAAGTGCTAGAGATTCTTCAGGTGGGTGTGGCACGCAAACTGCTGCGTTAGATTGTGGTGGATTTATAAGTGGAGATGAAGTACAAACAACAGAAGAATATAATGGAACATCTTTTTCTGGTGGTGGAAACATGGTAGTAGGATCTTATGGTCCTACAGTATTTGGAACACAGACAGCAGCTGTATGGTGTGGAGGAAAGAAGTTTGGTGGAGATGCAGCAACATTTATTACAAACTCAGAACAATATAATGGTACTGCGTGGACAGCTCATAGTGGAACTAATGATTTAGATACAGGTATTGAGGGTAATGCTGGTGGTGCTGGTACTTCATCAGCAGGTTTAATTTTTGGTGGTAACGTAAGTGGTCCAGCACATACTAATAACACACAAATTTGGAATGGCACAACCTGGTCAGGTGGTAATAACATGGGTGCTGCAAGAAGATATAACTCTGGGTTTGGAACATCTACAAGGGCATGGACACAAGGTGGTACGAGTGCTCATGGTAGTAGCTATGTTACTTTAGCAACAACAGAAACATTTGATGGGACTACTTGGTCATCAGATACTAATATTCCTAAAAACGTAGGATTACATAGTCATGGTTGTCACGTTGGTTCAGCAAGAACAGGGTTTATAGTTGGTGGGTACGAAAGAGATAGTGCAGGTGGTAGTGGAGCAGCATTAGTAGCAACACATTTTCAAGCGAGTTAATTATGTTATATGCAGAAGGTCTAATATCAGAAGGTTTTGTCACTCATGCTGACAGAGAAGATAATAATTTAAATCCTAAACAGTATCAGAATATAATTGTTATAGAAGATACTGCAGCAGGAGTAGCATGGATGAATAGGAATAGCCTTACAACAATTACCCAGGCACAAGCACAAACAAGTTACGATAGTTTTATGGATAATCTTCTTGCAAGTTGGGAAGATGACGAAAGAATAAGACCAAGTAAAGAAACATTACCATCATGAACGAACTAACAAAGATCAGTAACATACACCCATTAGTAAAAAAAAACAGGCAACAACAGTTAGCAAAACTACAACCACAGTTAGATGAAGGTTTGGTCAAGCGACAGTATTGGAGAACACCAACTGAGGCTAGGTTTAGTGTACTAAATGATGCTTCTTTTCCTACTAACGCAAGTAAGTATTGGCAAGCTGTGAGAGAACAATCAACTCACTATGAAGAACTTATAAGGTTATCTTTTGGACACCGAAGAAATGAAATAAAAATTAAAAGAATAAAACATAAACTTAGACATTTAGAAACAGATGACCAGTTTGGTTTGATGGATTTAGAAGTAGACTTAGATGAGTGTTTATTTATTAGGCAGTCATACGAGTTACAAGCAGAGAACAGAGTAAAAGAATTGCAAACTTGGTCAGATATTATGGCAGAACTAACAGAAGCTGAGGATTTTGATACTACTAATGTTGATACTCATCAAGCACAATCTTATCTACAAACACTAGAGAATAGAAGAAAAACTTTGTCACCAGGTTCTAGTCAACCAGAAATAATGAATGTACTAGGACCACTTAACACACTTCGTAGACTATTAAGCTTAGATGAGTTATCATTAGAAGAAACTATGAAGGAGATCAAAGATGGCAGAGGCGAAAGAACAAGCCGATAATATACAAATAACAATAGCAGACTTAGAGGTGGTAATGACTGAATATCCAGAGATAATTAAGCCACTAAAAATAGCTGCTATCTCCAGAATAAAAAACGAAGAAACGAGTAAAAAGGATAAGAAGTAATGCCTCGTAAGCATAACACTTCGGATAAGCTTAAAAAAAATGTACACAACGCTATTGTGCGTTCTGTTGCAAATGGAAACTGGATAAACACTGCAGCTAAAGCAGCTGGTCTTGACACAAGAACTGTTCAAAAGTGGATACAAATAGGCAAGGGAGAACATCCAACAAAGCCTCCAGTAGAACCTTTTGTTTCTTTTGCAGAAGACATAGAAAAAGCAATGGCACTTGCAGAAGAAGGTTTAGTAGCACAAGTAAAAGACTCTGATGACTGGAGAGCAAGAGCCTGGTTGTTGGAACGTGGTCCTACTAGAGATAGATGGTCGCAAAATGTACTAATAAACGCACAAATAGCACCAGCTGCAGCAATACTTGACAATTTGCGAAGTCGAGCAAGTGCTGTACAATCAGAGGAGAAGAAAGAAATAGAACCTTTAGACTTACCTAAGCAAATAGAAGCTAGAGCTAAGTTGGTGAAGGAGGAAAAAAATGCCAAAAAAGTATAAGTCTTATGGCGATGTAGTCAAAAGAGCTAAAAAGAAAGTTATGAAGTCTAAGCCAAAGACTAAAGCAAGAAGACGATCAAGGTACTAAAATGAAAATTAAGAATGTTAATATAGATTCCTTAACAAAGAGACAACAATCTTCCATGAAAAGACATGGTAAGCACCACACTTCCAAACATCTCAGAGAAATGGTAAAGTCTATGAATAGAGGTAGAACTTTTACTCAATCACATAAGTCTGCGATGAGGAAAGTAGGAAAGTGATAGACATCAGAGTGTTTAGTTTTATATTATTCATAGGAATGTTACTCACAATTCTATTTGTAGGGAAGTTCAATGGCTACTAAAAAGAAAAAGAAATCAACAGTCAATCAGGCAGGTAATTATACTAAACCTACTATGAGGAAACGATTGTTTCAGAGAATAAAAGCTGGCAGTAAAGGTGGTGCTAGAGGGCAATGGTCTGCTCGTAAAGCACAAATGTTGGCTAAACAATATAAGGCTAAAGGTGGAGGCTACAGGAACTAATGGCTAAAACTAAACGTCAGAAATCTTTATCTAATTGGACCAGACAGAAGTGGGATTATGTTTCCCCTGGGGACAAGAAAAAACCTAAAGGTAAACGTGGTAGGTATTTACCTGCTAGTGTTCGTGCTAGTCTTAGCCCTGGTCAGAAAGCCGCAACTAACAGAAAGAAAAGGAAAGCTGGTGGTGTAGGTAGCAGGGCAAAGTATTCAAGGAAAATATCAAGAGGCGTGAGGAGAGCGTAATGGCTAGGGAAAGAGATCCAAGACTAAAAAGAGCAGGTGTATCAGGATTTAATAAACCTAAACGTACACCTGGGCATCCAAAAAAATCTCATGTCGTTGTTGCTAAGTCAGGCGACAAAGTAAAAACTATACGCTTTGGGCAACAAGGCGTTAGTGGTGCAGGTAAAAACCCAAAAACAGCTAAAGATAAAGCAAGAAGAAAATCTTTTAAAGCTAGGCACAGGAGAAATATATCTAAAGGAAAGATGAGTGCTGCTTATTGGGCAGACAAGGTTAAGTGGTAAAATGGTAAACAACAAAGAAAATCCTAAGTCAGAGAAGAAGGAGAAAGATGGGAATGTAAACCTAACTGGAACACAGCTAATTACATTCTTAATATTTTTCCCAATCGTAGTAGTGTGGTTGTTCCTCGCTGCTAGAATAGTATGGAGTGCATCAAGTAATCCTGAGACACTAGATTCTATCGAGGGATTACTAACAGCTTTGGCAGTCTTGTCGTTGCCAGTAGCTGGAGGACTTTCAGAAATACTCAGGGCATATGCTGCTGAGGTAACTGACAAGAAAAAAGGAGATGACAAAT